GTTCTTCTTGTTTATTCATTTCGTGCTCCATCTTATTTAGCGACAGTTAATAAATAATCTCTATATTTATTTTTATCATATTTCGTAAAATATTTTAATAATGAATTATAGTTTTTAACTTTATAATTCATAAGCGGCCATAAATAATGTTCCATCTCCTTATCGAATTTTTCTGAAAAATTAACCATTGAATCTAGAATTGTGAGCGTTTCTATTGATACATTAGTCTGAAGTACCAAGGGAATTTGATTCCTCTCAATTACAAATAAATCGTTGAACGAATCTGCAGTATCCATTAATCTGGAAATATCATTTTTAAAATTATAAAATAAACTTTCGGTTTTCCCGTTCCAAAGTTTTAATTTATCTTCTGACATTTCAGATAAATGCATTCTTGCCACATGATTCTTTGATGTTGATGTATAAATTATATTAGATAAAATGTATTTAAGATATTCAAGGGGTTTGTATTGATTAGACAACCGTTGAAATAATACTCTATCCTTTCTATTAATATAATGTTCCGATTTATAAAAACATTTATTCTGTCTCAGCATTTTAAGAAAATCAAATTTATCATTACCAAAATGCGCTCTTAATCCTATATAATAATTACAGGCTATCCACTCATTCCAATTTCCGTTCATAGCGGTAGTTCTGGTTTTTTCTTAACACATCTTAATTTTGATGCTTCGTAATATATTTTCTCCTTTATGTTGGGGGTTAACATTTTAACCACTGATTCGATTTCAATGTCATTTTTTTCTGCATACCAAGTTATAGTATCTATAAGACCTAAAGCATGTTCTTCCGATAAGTTTTCAATCGTACGAGAAAATTCTTTCGCTGTCTTTAGCATTACATTCTCCTTTCTTTACATTATATAATATATTCGTAGAGTTGTAAACTCTATTTTCCAACTTTCATTTTAGCTATGAGATACGATTTAATAAATCCAGATCTAACAATGTCATTGAGACCGAATTCTATACATTTAAATTCTTCCATTAAATTTAAAATACTCAGTAAAATAGAAAACCCTTCCGAATCCGAATTTTTAAGATCCGTTTGATCGATATCACCAGCAAAGATAATTTTAGAATCTTGCCCAACTCTCGTAATGATAGAGTTAAGTTCCCAGAATGTTAAGTTCTGCGATTCATCAACAATTATGATAGAGTTATCAAGGGTAATGCCCCTCAGAAATGATGTGCTTAAAAATTGTACCGTTTCCTGATCAACAAGTCTGTTATACAAAGAAGAAAACTCGGAATCTGATTGTTGCTTAAACATATATTTAACCATATTCTTATATGGAGATTGATACAATTCCGATTTTTCCTCAATAGTTCCCGGTAGAAAACCAACATCCCTAGTTGGTACAAGAGAACGAACTATGTATACTTGTTTCTTAGTTGACAATGCCTCCTTGAGAGCTAAATATAATGTGATAAACGTTTTCCCAGTTCCAGCAGAACCGTATAGGAAAAGGTTTTTATGTTCGTCATATGCCTTCACAGTTTCTCTTTGCGCGTCTGTGATAGGCACTATTTTTATTAAATTCTGTTCCGTGACTGTCATTTTCTTTCTCGATGCCAATTTAATTGTCCTTTAGTTAATTTCCATTGTCGCCTTTGGCGACTTCCTTTTAACTTCCTTTAGTATATCCTTAAATTCATTTGGTGTATTTTTTAACGGTGAACCAACACCGGTAACTATTTTAGGCGATCCTATAATTTGAGTAAATTCTCCAGAGGTAACCAATTCTTCCATTCTGGATATTGATAAAAATACTTCAGAAGTAATTCCAGTTTTAATTTCTTTTAATGTATACGTCGGCATTATATTTTACGATATTCTGAGTTCCAATTGAATGCTTCTCTTATCACATTATCAGATAATTTATATTCTTTATATAGACTCTTATCCTTTGCCAATATTAATAAATTCGCTTCAGTTTCATGAAGAGACTCTAATAATTCAATAAACATCTGTTCTCTTTTGCTTGATTTCAATGCATTATTACCGCCTTTAACAAAGTGGTATAATGTTGATATCTCAGTAAAAAGAAACTTATGTGATCCATCACCGAGTTTATAATCCTTTTTATCATATGGCACATCCCCTTCAGGTAACATCCATTCTATATTTGGATCATATGAAGACTTCAGTAGACTTCTCAGTTCGGGGGAATCAAACTCGCGAAGAAGTTTAATTTTGAGAGCATTGGATCTTTGATTACTAGCTTTCTTTAACATTTCATGCATTGTATATTTCATTATATTTCCTTTTTAAAAATTGTCAATTTTAGATATAAATTCTTTAAATCTATTTTCAATAAAATAATTTAATAATTTTGATTTTTTATGTATTACAGAGTTCGCATAACTTTCGAGTATAGTATTCTCAATTTCTTTTGGTATCTTATCAAAATCGATTAATAATTCATTTCTCTGAAAATTTCTTAGCATAATATCATCACAAAACTCTTTAGGGTCTTTACCAAACCAAGAGTCTAATTTCTTTTTGGTGATAGGGGTTTGTCTTCCCCCTTCGACAAAAATATTATCTGCAGATAAAAAGTTTGGTACACCATCTCCCTTATCACCTTTGATAATATGTTCTCTCAAATAATTAGAAGGGGACATGTCCGGTTTAACTTGCTTTTTAGTAATAGGTGAATACTGAGATATCCAACTATATCTCTGAAGTTGGAAATAATCTTTATCAGAAGATATGATGAGGCTTTTATCTTGAATATGTTTAGACAAAATACCTATGACATCATCTGCCTCAGCATTTTCAACCTCAATACACTTAAAGGGGAAATATTCATTTAAATCTAACTTAGTTGCATCTATAACTTTAAATATAGCTGGCCAATCTATTTTCGTTTCCTCTTTTCTTGCCTTTCTGCGACTTGCTTTGTAATATTCGAATACAGTTCTTCTCCAGTTCTTCTTTGAATCGAAGCATAATATCATATCACCATATTTTCCTTTATTCTTCATGTAAGCTAAGAGAGAAGAATAAATCATAAATTTATATTTATTTTCGTCTAACTCATCATTATAAGACAGATATACCATTGCATTAGCAATAAACATCTGACTTGCATCAATATAGATCATATCATTCCTCTATAATTTCATCAACATCTAAATTATCACTGCTACAAAATGGGCAGTGGTTAATTACATATACTACTGGATCAAGTGAATGTGATATTTTAAAACTAGCATCACAAGAATCACAGAGATAGTAGCTATTTAAATCCTCCATTATATTCTCTTCCATTCCGTTAATTTTAATTTAGCTCTCATTCCACAATATATATTATCATTTATAACATCGTGGATTTTGATACCATTTAATATATATTCATTTATATCTTTACCTATTATTTCATGTGGTATTAAAGAGATCCTAAATCCGAGATTAATAAATTTTTCAATATTATTAATAATAGTTTTGTTTCTTGGTTCCTTGTCGGGTATTAAAATGCATTTTTCTTTTGAGACAATCGATGACACTCTCGATAAATTTGAATTATTTACAGCAATTGAATTCCTAAGAAACATAGAATCTATGGCACCTTCTACAATATATATATCCTTTTTTAAATCGACTTCGCGAAGCCCATAGAAGAGTTGTTCCTCTGTATAAGAAACATTTGCATATCTTAATCCGCTCGAACTCAGAGCTCTTCCCGTGAAACCTGTTAATTTACCATCCATATTGTAATACGGAATAATAAGTCTCTCGTCCTTTATATTTGACTGTGAATCTAATTTATTAAACTTATCTATATAGAAAAGCGAATCATATTTTTTCTTGGGGATTTTTCTCGATTCTACATATTTTATCGCAATATGATTTGAGGGGAGTTCAGATAAAGAAATCGCAGACTTTTTGAGGGGGTTTGTATTAAATACAGGTTTCGAGAATTCGAACTTCTCAATATTCGGTTTCCTAACATCTTCCGTGGATTTAAATTTTTCAAAATAATATTCCCTCGAAAGATTGGTATCAATCTCATCGATAAGGGAATAAAGGGATTTAGATATATTACAGTTATGGCAGTAATAGAACGATTCTTGCTTTTTTTCTATTATCCATCCCCTAGCCTTTGTTTGAGATTTCTGTGAATCCCCGCAAAAAGGACAACGGAAATTGTACTCTGTGATAGATTTTTTCTTAAATCTAGCGAGTCTGGGAGATAGGAGGTTTATATATTTTAGATCAATATAATTCATAATATAATTATACCACAAAAACTTCTAATTGTATAATAAAAGTGATTTAAAACTGTATATAGATCAATGAGTTAAAACCCCTATATTCAATCTATACGTGATTTTCTTGCGATTAAGATGATTATAGGGGTCCAATCACCTTAACTGTAAAACTAGAGCATATAGCGGGTTTTAAAAAAGAATAGACTTCACAATCTCAACAAATCCAACAGATTGCAGTAGATATGCTGAAGCACCACCATACGCAAGCCATTTGAGTTGTATCAGGGTTAGATTAATAGAAGCTATAGACTCTGCCATTTTAACAGTGGAATCATGAAGCTCTTTGATATCTTCTTCATGCTGTTCTAATATCCATTCATGACGATCCATCCTTCTATCTGGACAGGTCGTTTCCCTTTTTTTGTCCGCCATATCAATCTGTTTCGTTTTCGCCAGCATCCCAATTTTTATCAATCCAATTAAAAAACTTCACTCTTTCTTTATCATTTAAATCTTCAAGGTCTTTTATTTTGAATTTTTTCATTGCTTTCTTGAAGAATGCTTCGTATTCCTCTTCGTTGACAACCCCTTCTTTTATACCCCATTTTAACAATTTAGCCTTCATGAGTCGTTCTTGTTCTTTGAGTTTACGTTCTTTGATACGTCTCATAACAGATTTGAAATTTTTAGATC